GAGTCTGTTCTATCCAAACTATCAGAGGATACTGGTATACCGTTTACTGGTGCAGAGGATGTAATTGCTTATTTTAAAAATGACTACTACGGCACTGATCCAAAAGTACTAGCTGAACTTGGGGTTTCGTCAGGTAATGAAATATCAAACTTACAGTTATCTTTGAAACTTATTAGTGACACAGAATTGCCCATCAACGCAAGAAACCTATCCTTCGTTGCTACTCCTAAGGAGATGGAAGACCTTCGACAGGCCGCTAATCAACTTAGAAAAAGTAACAACGAAGATAAAAATAATCTGGGAAGATTAGTAATAACTACTATAGATGATACTTTAGAAAAGTGGGGCAGCAACTTAAATGTAGACGAATACAATCAAGTGGCACGAGCAAGAGTTCTTTCACGACTAGAGTCCCAAAGATTTGACGAGGGAACTCTTGGATATGAAATCGAACGCATAACAGCCGGAGATATTCAAATCCTTGCTGGTGAAGGTGGGACAACTCAACTTACCAAAGGTGGACGACAGGTAGCTGACCTGTTAAAGCCCCTGATAGATAACATTGTCAACCCCACCCCGACTTCAACAGCAATTGTAAAAACACAATTGGATAGACTGTCAACAACTTTTGCCCCCCTGTCTCCATCCCTAGCTGATAACATTTTAATTAAGGGACCGGACGGTAAGTTTCGTGTACCCACTGGTGACGAAATATCAGAATCAACTGTTAAAGTTATGGACTTAGATGGTTATCAGAAGCTAAGAGCCATTATAGAGACTGCCGTAAAGAACAGATTTCTTGAAACCAGCGGAATGGATAAAGTTTCGGCAGTCCTTAGATCAGACGTAAAAATAAAACCAGATGGCACAGCAAACTTTACGACAACTACAGTTCCTATTCTTAGTCCTGCTGACATGCCTCAAGCTATAAAGGTGCCAGCACAGTATGAGGGTAATCTAGAAGCATACCTAGAGAGCATCGAAGACGCATTTACATTTATGGTTAAGGATGGAGACAACCCACCTGTAATGATGAAACTGTTTGACACGGATGATCTTTTGACTGCAGACAGAGACGTAGTAAACATTGTAAACATGTCAAAAGAATATCAACAAACTCATGCTGACTTGCTAAGTGTAGCAAAGACTGCAGCCGGAGAAGCAGGTATAACAGACGATGCAACAAGTACTCTAAGACTGACAGAGTTAGCTGAAGTACACAAGTCTTCTCAGACAACTGTAGGTCGAGAGTTCTATGACAAGGTAATCATGTCAGGAGACGCAAACGCAGCAAAAGCGTATCTAACAAGAACTAACTCTGCTATAGGTCCAGACAAAACACAAGAGGCAACATCAGCGCTGTTTACAGAAGTAATAAAATATGCAGGAGACTATGGTCCGGGTCGTCGAACTGTAAGGATGTTTGATGGACAGGATGTTCCCGTTGACTCTTATAAAAATCCTCAAGTAGTGTTTTCTCTCTTAGACGATGCTATACAAGGCACCACAATAGAGGGGCGAAAGCTAAAGGCTCTTGCTGATGCTGCAGGAGTTGACGATGCTCAACTAGAAACCCTACACGCAATCTTCCGTCTGTCAACAAAGACAGAGGCACCTAGATTAGTAAGAGAAGCAAACGGTAATCTGGCACAATCCACAAAAGGATTCACCCTAGACAACACCCTGTCAAAGGCATTTAACATTGCTCGTGGCATGGTTAGTAAAGAGTATGTAGCTGCCGAAGCAGCCCTACGTTATGCAGCTATGGGCAAGGGCAGGATAGTATCCCTAATACTGAAAGACAAACGATCAGCCGAAGTTATCTACAACGTGCTTAAGGATGAGACACGAGTATCAGAGGGTGACGCTTTGTATCTTGCACAAGCAGTTATGAAATTTGTTGCTGGAGATTTATCTAGAGCAGGAGTCAGCTTTGACACCCCTGTAACAGATAACAAGTACATAGAAGAATACTGGAAATCACAGGGACTTATTTTTGACTTTGATGAATAACAACCATAACCCCATAGGGAGATGACTATGAAGAAGATGTATTACTCAAGAAAAGGGATGGCCTATGGTGGTAACGTTCGTAAGCCAATGGCTTATGGCGGCATGATGTCAGCCAGCCAACCTCAACAGAACATGATGCAGAATAACACCATGACAGCAAAGGGTATGAATCAGATGCAAACTGACATGATGCAAACCCCTAAGTTAAAGATGCGAAAAGGTAGCAACATCCCTTCCATAAAGGGCGACCTTGATAAGGATGGAAAGATGTCTGGCTACGAAAAGAAACGCCAAGCAGCAATACAGAATAACATGAAGAAAAGCAAGAAAGCCTAAATGTAGTTTCTGGACTTCTCCATCATCTCATCTGCCATAGACCGAAGGTACCGTAGAAGGGATGCTGTTGAGTGTGAGCCATCCCACTGGGGTAATCCCTCTACCATTGCAGATTCAAACTGCTCTGGCTTCACTCCTTCCCAAGTCAACTCTATGGTGCCGTTCTGTTTTAGATTAGCCTGAAATGTAAACAGGTTAGCCTCTGTGCTTTTGTTAGCCATCTACTTGTTCTAATTCCTGTATTGCTAGATTGTAACAATCAGCCTTGAATACAAAGCCGTTGCTTGGGTCTACGTCACCCACCTTGTAACGGGTTGCTTTTGTGTAGAAGGTTTGTTTTGGTATCTCACCAAGAATCCACGCCTTGCTGTGATCCGTGAGAATACGGACAAAGACGTAGCTGTCACAGTCCTGCTTGGTTCCGTGTGCTGACACAGAGCAATCGTAGTTAGGTGATGGGGTTGTGTTGCAACGCTTGGTCTTTACGTCCACCCGTTTGTTTCCAACCAGCAGATCAAAGTCCTTGTTGTTGGCATCAGTACCGCCAACGTAGTCCTTTACAATCACTTCGCCTATAGCTCCGACCACATTACTAAGACTACCAGTTATGCTGCCCTGTAGGATGCCTACAGAGGCGGCTTTCTTTTTGGCACGGGCTATTATATCAGGCGTTATCTTGATCTGTATCATTGTTTTCTTCCTTAAGACTCTTGGCTAATGTAGCTAAAAAAGTAGACTGGGATGCCTGTAGCTGGGCCATTCTAAAGTTTAACTTCTGTATTTGATCACGTACATCCCGTATCTGCATGACAGTATACTGATCCACATGACCCATATCATCTACTTTGTATTCTACTTCGTCTATAATAACCACATTCTCTTTATCCGTCATCGTCTTCTTCCTCGTCTCTAGGTAAGTATACTAAAACAAACGCCCCACAGTTTGAGCAACTAAGGTTGGTGACCATAGAATGATCTGGATCATCCTCTGTGTCATGGTCACCACCCCAAGTTAAGGCGTATGTACAGTGCCAGCAATTCATGCTGCTGTCAAGTCCACAACTTCACAAACCCCTGCAGTACAGGCAAGTTCACGGGAGCCGCTGGTGTTATCTTCCTGTTCAAACTCTGTCAGTTTGTTCCAGTCAATGTGTACCACTTCCATACGCTGCTTCCACTCAAGGTACTCGTCAGGCTCTATGTCTTGATATGGTGCCTGTTGATATGTGTGATCACTGTGAGGAAGGAAAGAAACCCCTGACGCTACATCAAAGTTTTCATACACCCACGCTCCTACGTCCATCCACTCTTCTTCTTTTACAGACACAGTAATGGATGGCTTGTGTTCACAAAAGTGTATAGCGTAGGTTTTCCACAACTCTAGCTGATCTATGGCTGTAGTTTGTGTACGGGTAACCGCTCCTTTAGGAGACTGCATTGGGAAGCTGAAGACTGTTACGTTGTCTGGCTTCATCACATCTCGTTCAGCAGGTACACCACTGTCCACAAGAAACTGTGTCAGGGGGTCTTTGTTGTCACCACGAACAGTGCGGATAAAGTAATCGTTGTGTCGTGCGTGGATACCACTAGCAGAGTCTGTAAGCTGCGATACTGTTCCACTAGGTTTGACGCAGGTAATCGCTGCACTGACAGGTATATCAAGTAGCTCTGCGTACTCACGATTTGTTTCCACCGCTACGTCCCGCATCTGCTGCAGCCACAGTTTGCTGTCAACATTCTTGGACAGGACAGGGTGATCCATGATGCCTGTTAAAGAAACCCCAAGTAGCCTTTCTTCCTCTGTGTTATCCTTCCAGACCTTCCTAAGATACTTGAAGTCAGTCAGGGTAGACTGTAGGGTACCAAGAATGGTAGCTAGTCTAACCTTATCCTTAAGGGACTCTAGTGTGTCGTTTTCACGGACAACTATTTCTGACAAATTACAAAACTGGTATGGACGTAAAACTATCTCACTGCAAGGGTTCGTACCCCACATGTGTCCTGTCTCTCGTCTACCATTACGAGCAACCTGTTTCTCAGCAGCCTCACGATTAAACATACCACGCTCACCTGACTTGCTGTCGTACAGGGCAAGCCACTCACGCATAAAAGTACCCATCTCAGGCTTTGTCTTGTAGGCTACAGAGTTGTTAGCCAACGCACGTTGCCCCTCTGTCTCCCACCACTGTCCAGATTTAGCGTGACGCATCTGATCGTCATTTAAATTAGATAGGCTAATCAGGGCTGACCTGCGAACACCACCTACAACAACTACCTCGCCCACCTTACACATAAGGTCGTGGCACTCAATAGGAAACAACCTGCGTCCAGCAGCCTTCTTG